GGGAAGCGAGCCTTCGGTGCGACCCCGGCGATAAGCAGCGCCTCCATCTTCGCCCGGTAGCCTTCTCCCATCGCCTCGTAGCGATCCAGCACCGACGAATGCAGGCGCAGGGTCACGGCCCGCTTCGGGTCGGGGCTCTTGGGGCGAGGCATGGCGGAAACTGTACACGAAAACCCAGAAGCCACCAACCCGCTCGGGAGTGGCAAGTGAGGGACGATGACGGCTACCCACCTCCTGCTTTGGGTGCTGCTGGTTACGTACAGCTTGGAGCTCATCGGGCGCGCCTGCTGGATTGGCAGCGGCGAATTTCCGGCGAGGACGCCCCGCGGTGTCGCGGCTGATTTCGTTTGGGGGGCCGTCTTCCTCGCCTGGATCGCTGTGGTCCTGTTCGGCTAATGGGACGCCCAAGCGAGTTCACCCCAGAGTTGGCCAACCTGATCTGCGAACGGATCGCGGACGGTGAAAGTCTCCGCGCCATCTGTGACGCCGACGACATGCCGGACCGTTCAACGGTTCGAAGGTGGTTGAGCCAGCAGCCCGAGTTCCGCTCCCAATACGCACACGCGCGGGAAGAACAAGCCGACTTCTACGCCGAGAAGATCGTCGATGATGCGATGGCCAGTTCGGACGCCGCGATTGGCCGCCTTCGCATGGACGCGCTGAAGTGGGCGGCCTCCAAGCTCGCGCCGAAGCGCTATGGTGACAAGGTGCAGCTCGGCGGCGATCCTGATGGCGAGCCGATCAAGCACGAGTTCTCTTGGCTACCCAGCGGGTCGTAATCCCGTACTCGCCCCGGGCGCCATTCCTGGGGTTTCACGGCCGGGACAAGAGGTTCTCCTGCATCGTCGCCCATCGCCGGGCCGGAAAGACGGTGGCGGCGATCAACGACCTGATCAAGGCGACGCTGACGTGCAGCAACCCCAACCCGAGGTTCGCGTACATCTCGCCGTACTTCGCGCAGTCGAAGGATGTTGCGTGGGGCTACCTGAAACAGTTCACCGCGCCCATTCCTGGCGTGCAGACCAATGAAAGCGAACTCCGCGTCGATCTCCCGAACGGCGGCCGGGTTCGGCTCTACGGCGCTGATAATTACGACCGTCTGCGCGGCATCTATCTGGATGGCGTGGTGCTGGACGAGTTCGCGGATATGGACCCGCGCGCCTGGTCGGAAGTCCTGCGTCCGGCTCTATCTGATCGGCAAGGATGGGCGGCGTTCATTGGTACGCCGAAGGGCCGCAACGCCTTCTGGGAAGTCTATGAGCGGGCCAAGTCTAGCGACGACTGGTTCGATCTGCGCCTTCGCGCCTCGGAAACGGGACTGATCGCAGATGATGAGCTGGCGGCTCTCCGGGCTGAAATGAGCGAAGACGAATACGCTCGCGAGATGGAGACCAGCTTCGACGCGGCGGTTGAGGGTTCCTACTACGCCCGGCTGTTGACCGAGGCCGAGAACGACAAGCCCCGGCGCATTTCGCGCGTGCCACACGACCCGGGTCTTGAGGTTCATGCGGCCTGGGACCTCGGCATCGGGGATTCGACCGCGATCTGGCTGGCGCAGTTCGCCGGCCGTGAGATCCGGCTGATCGACTACATCGAGAACAACGGCGAGGCGCTGGATTGGTACGCGCGAATGCTGCGTGAGCGGCCCTACACCTACGCGCCGCTGATCCTGCCGCACGACGCCCAGGCCCGAGAGTTGGGCACGGGCAAGTCGCGAACCGAGATGCTTGAGGGCCTTGGCTTCAAGACGCGGATCGCGCCGCGGCTTGGCGTCGAGGACGGCATTGAGGCGGTTCGCCGGATGCTGCCCAGGACGTGGATTGACGAGGACAAGTGCGCGGTCGGCCTGGCTGCTGTCCGCGACTATCGCGAGAAGATCGACCAGAAGCGCCGCGTGAGCCTTGGCCCGCTGCACGACTGGACGAGCCATGCGGCCGACGCGCTCCGGTATCTGATGACCGCCTACGAAGAACCGCAGACGCCTCGCAAGGCCACAGAGCGGCGCGCACATCAGGGAGCGGGCGGATGGATGGGTTGATGGCGGGGGGCGCGTAATGGACGAAGACGACTTCCCGGTCATCCTCGGCTCCGGGTCTCTGCATGACCTGAGCGATAGGGACGAACCCGCCCCGCGGCTCGCCGGGATGCGCTCAGTGAGCGATGCGGCAGCGCGTGCGCTGCACAAGCCGTCGTGCCAGTCGATTCGCCGTCCGGCCGGTTTCCTCCGGGGCCGCCGCTTCTGATGACTGTGGAGCGCACCGACACGCCCAATGACTTCCCACTCCCGCCCGAGAACATGCTCTCCGAGCAGATCGCGCTACCGGATCACCGGCTCGCGCTCGGGCTCATCCACCGCGAGGGCGATGCGGCCCCGACGATTGTGGTGTGGGACGGCGAGCGGTTCCGTCACCTGACGCCGGAAGCCGCGCGCAAGGTGGCGGATTGGTACGACGCGCAGCCGGAAGCCGCACAGCTCGCGCCGGCCTCGGATGCGATGCGGACGCTGGCTCGCCGGGTCGATGAGATCGCCGCGGCGGCCATGTTCCGACGCGCCGGAAAGCGGGCGATGGCGGACTTCGCCACGGCTCGGACGGAGGGGAATGCCTAGATGGCGACTTCTGCCCCTAAGCCGGATTCCGATGTCGCGGACGCGCAGGCCGAGTTCAAGCGGTACGAGGAGACCTTCGCCGAGAACTACCAGGCCGCGCTGGACGATCTGCGGTTTGGCCGGCTTGGCGATCAATGGCCCTCGGCGGTCAAGCGCCAGCGGGAACTCGACAACCGGCCGTGCCTGACCATCAACCGCCTTCCGGCCTTCATCCGCCAGGTGGTGAACGACGCCCGGCAGAACCGCCCGGCGATCACCGTTCACCCGGTCGACAGCAACGCCGACGTTCATACCGCGCAGATCCTCGATGGCCTCATGCGCCATATCGAGCAGTCGTCGGATGCTGATGTGGCCTATGACACGGCCATGGACTTCGCGGCTTCCGGCGGCTTCGGGTTCATCGGCATCAACACGCGCTATGCGACCGACGACGGGTTCGAGCAGGACATCTGCATCGAGCGCAAGGCGAACCCGCTGGCGATCTACGGCGACCCGGATTCGACTGCGGCCGACAGCTCCGACTGGAACGGCGCGTTCGAGCTGGAGACCCTGACCGAGGCGGCCTTCAAGAAGCGCTGGAAGGGTGCGGAAGCCGTTTCGTTCGAGAAGACGCTCTACACCGAGTCCGACCAGCCCGACGAGATGGTGACGGTCGCGTGTCAGTGGACCCGCGAGAAGTCGGTTCGGGTCATCACTGCGGTTGGCCCTCCCTCGATGGACGCCGACCCGCAAAAGCTGATGACGGCGGCCAGCCTGTTCGATCCCAACCGACTGACGCTCGACATCGACGTTTACAAGAAGAACAAGGACCTGTTCGACGCGCTCGGCATGACGCCGCAGGGCCAGACGCGCGAGGTGCCCACCTACAAGGTCACGCAACGCATCCTGTCGGGCGCCGAGGAGCTTGATCGCACCGATTGGGCCGGGACCTATATCCCGCTGATCCCGGTCTATGGCGAGGAAATCCACGTCGAGGGCAAGCGCTACTTCCGCTCGCTGATCCGCGACGCCAAAGACGCCCAGCAGATGTTCAACTACTGGCGCACGGCCTCCACGGAACTCGTCGCCCTGGCGCCGAAGGCCCCGTTCATCGGCGCGAAGGGCTCGTTCGTCACCGACGCCGACAAGTGGGCGACAGCCAACACGGAGACCCACGCCTATATCGAGTACGATCCGGTCCCGAATGGCTCGCCTCCCGAGCGGCAAGCCTTCGCAGGTCCGCCGGCCGGTGCGCTTCAGGAGGCGATGAACGCCCAGGACGATATCAAGTCGATCCTCGGCCTGTTCGACGCCTCGATGGGCGCGCCGTCCAACGAGACCTCCGGCCGGGCGATCCTGATGCGGCAGCGGGAAGGCGACGTGTCGACCTTCCACATCGTCGACAACCTGTCGCGCGCCATCCGCCATTGCGGCCGGGTGATCCTCGATCTCGTGCCGCACGTCTATTCGACGCCGCGCCTTATCCGCATCATCGGCGCCGATGGAAACGCTCACGGCGTGCAGATCGGCCCGCAACAGGCCGCGGTCAGCAACCAGACCGCAGCGCCGCCCATGCCTGCCGGCATTCAGCCGCCGCCCGATCCGCTCAGCCTGGAGGAAGCGGCCTGCGCCCGGGTCTATGACCTGACGCTCGGCAAGTACGACCTGACCGTCACCGCGGGGCCGTCCTTCACCACGCGCCGCGAAGAAGCCGCGAACCAGATGCTGGCGCTGATCCAGGCATACCCGCAAGCCGCCCCGATCCTCGGCGACCTGATGGCGAAGAACCTGGACTGGCCCGGGGCCGACGAGATTTCCGACCGCCTGCAAAAGCTGCTCCCGCCGCAGCTCCAGGGCGACAACCCGATGGTCGACCAACTGAGGTCGCAGGCGCAAACCCTGGCGCAGATGCTCGGGCAGGCTAAGGCGCAGATCGCGGCCATGCAGGCCGACCAGTCGCTGGACGCCAAGCGCGTGCAGATCGAAGCGTTCGACGCCGAGACCGCCCGCATGAAGGCCCTGGCGCCCAAGGGCGTCGCCTTTGCGCCGGAGACCCAGCAGGCCGTCGAGCAGGTCGTGATGTCCACACTCATGCAGTTGCTGAACGACCCGGACATGATCTCGGGCCAAGGCCAACAGCCGCCGATGCAGCCGACGCAGCCACAACCGGGACCGCCGCTCGCGGCCTGACGACTTCCCGGCCCAGAGCCGGACCCAGCGCCGTCGCGAGACGCCGCAATCCCTGAGAAGGACCCAAATTGTCAGAAGCAATGGACGCGACCAACCCGGTCGCCGATGTGGCGGATACCGCTGCGCCGGAAACGGGAGTCGCCGACGAGGCTCAAACCTCCGGTGGCGAACGCACTCAATCCGAACTCGACGCCTGGATCGTGGCCGAGGATGACGCCCCGCCGACTGACGGCGAGGACGGCCTCGACCCCAAGCCGGAACCGGAGCCGACACCGGATCTGGAGGAGATCGAACTCTCCAACGGCGAGAAGGTCAAGGTTCCGAAGGAGTTGGCGCTCGACCGCCTCCGCCACCAGGACTACACGCGCAAGACCCAGGACCTGG